TTTGCATGTTTTCCTCAAGCATTGTCGACACCTGTTCGCGTTCATCCATTCCGGTAATAATTCGACATGGTACCGTGTCAATACCTGCTGCCTGGGATGCCTTGAATCGTCTGTGGCCAATAAGAAGCGTGTAACCTTCTTCGTGATGCTTTCCTCCTTCATCCCAGTGTCCGGGGATCACCGTGAGGTTCTGCATGATTCCATTCTTCTTGATGGATTCCGTGAGCTCTGATACATCACCCAGGTCTCTTCTAGGATTCTGAGGATGTGGGTGAATTTCGTTTAAAGCGATCTGTTTAAGTTCTTCCATTTGATTTCTCTCCTTTACGTTTGTTTTATCTTATTCCTGCATGTCCGAAGCCGAAGCCGTGTCTATTCTCCCATTCTCTCTGTTTCATGACTTGGTATTGGCCATAACTCATGTGGAGCCTTGAGGCTTCATTTGCTTCCCTTCTTAGATCTTCCATGGTTCCCGGAAGCTCTTTTGTCGCTTGCTTGTCTAAGAATGCGCCGCGGTCAGGCTTCTTGTTTTCTTTTGGTGCCGGCTGTGTATCGTCGACAATATCAATGTGACTCACTCCAATAAAACATGCTTTGATGATATTGCTGCTTTGCTCCAGGAAAACCTTGCTTTGCAAGCCTCTTCTGCTGAGCTGTTGAGCCCAATTTCTTCTAGTGACTCTTGCAGACGGGACATCTTTGCATTCATAAACAACTTCATGCGCTTTGGACTCATTTAAGTCTTTTATAATGTCATTTATCATTGTTCCCTCTTTATGAGGACCGCTTCCAACAGGGCTGCTGCCTCTCCTGCTGTAATAAGGTCCTCTTTTCCATGTTTGATTTTGAACTGTTTCAAAAGCTCCTGCCCCTGCAGCTGTGCGTTGATGCACTGAATGCCTTCATCAAGGGCGTCAAAGTATTCCGGCATGTCCTCATAAAATTCATCCTTGAAGGAATATCTAAGAGCCAGTGTTTCAATTGCTTTCTTTAAAAGTTCCATTAAGCCGCTCCTTTATTTCCTCGACATCAACGCCCATCTCATCTGCTATTTTGTAATTACTCCATCCGGCATTGTGAAGGGCTTTCATTTTCCCGGTGTCAAACTTCTCTACGTTTTGGGGGAGTCTCTTCTCTCCCCTCAAGCTTTTTACATAGTCGCAGCTGCAGCCAACTGCTTCTGCAATTTGAAAATCGGTGTATCCGTCATTGTAGAGTTTCCATATTTCGTCATGATCATACTTCTTTTTTCTTCCTGCCATATGTCACCTCACGAAAAAGGGAGTTCTTCATCTATCCCGTCAGGGATATTCATGAAGCCATTCTCATCTGTAGAGGGCTCAGGCTTACGAGTATTTTCGCCGTTTGTGTGGCTTTTGCTCTCAGCAAATTCCATATTGTCGACTATGATCTGAACTGAATAAACCATCTGACCATCTTTGTTGGTGTAGTTATTGTTTTGAATAGCTCCCTCAACGAGTATTTTCGAGCCTTTTCGGAGATATTTCTCCGTAAACTCGGCCAGCTTCTTAAAGCATACGCATGTAAAGAAATCTGCATCAGGATCCCCGTCTCTTTTAAATCTTCTGTCCACTGCAAGGCTAAACCTTGCAACAGCTGACCCTTCAGGTGTCTGTGGGTATCTTATTTCGGGGTCTCTAGTGAGGCGGCCCATCAGTATTGTTTTATTCATTGCTTTCCTCCAAAAATTTAATAATCTCTTCCTGCTCAACTGTGAGCTCTTTCTTCTCAATCTCGATTTCGTCTATGCGCTTCTGCAGCGCCATGATAACTGGGAGAGGAAGCGGCTCCTTTTTCTTTTCCGGTACCCGTACAACTTTCGGTTCTTCTTTCGGTACCGGCAAAACATTGGAGGCTTTCTTTATATCTGCTGCCTCTCTCTTCTTTTCAATCTTCTCCTGGGCTTCTTTTATTTCCTTTTTGGGTCTTCCCGGAGTGGGAAGCTTTACGCCATGATGGATGAGTATCGTCCTGATCTTCTCTTTGTCACATCCATTCAAGTCGGCCAATATTCCGATCTGCTTCCGTTGGTCCTTGCTCTGTGTGTATGACCTTATGATTTCCTCGTTTGACATTGTCATTTGCTTTTTCCTCCATTCCTTGAGTTTTCATATCTTGCTATGGTTTCTATGGCGTGGAGCATCATAGCGAAACCTAATATCATTACTGACGCAATGAGAGCTATTGCTCCCAGTATTCCTATAATCAGGAAAGTAATTTCCATAAATCCTCCCTCGTTGTGTTAGATGTAATTTTTCCCAAATATCTGTCTAAAATCTTTATCCGGATAATGCTCATTAAATGCCTGCTGCCCCAGGGCTTTTAAAAGCATCATCTTTTCGTGATTGTTATGGACTGCTTCCTTACCTTCTCTGTGATGATAAATACAAAGCCTTACGGTCAAGCCGTACTTTGTCGAAAGCTTTCTATTTGCCCCACCGAAAATGTGATGCTCTTCTGTGTACTTCTCGGAGTAATCTCCTTCCATCCGGCAAAGAAAACAGGTACCATCTTTCTTGTGGATTATGCTTTCCACTTCTGTTGGTCTTGTCGCTCTTCAATCTCTTTCATCTTTGCTGATATGATGCTTAGCTCTTCCCTGTTGAACCTTCTTAGGGTTCTCCAATATTCCATATCAGCATCAATGTCCTTCTCCAGGTTGTTAATTGCCGCCCTCTCTACAACGACGGCCTCTTTAATTGTTGCCTCGTTCATTTTTCTCTCTTTCTGCTTCTGTTTTTAACCAGGTCAAATATTCATGCCCTTCTTCTCTGACCTGTGTGGGCCTCGTAACGAGTAAATTCGCTATTTCTTTGTATATTGGAGCAATGATTTCACCCTTTGAGTTGATGCCTTTTCTCATCCACTCATGAAGCCAGCTGTTCAGGACTGCTGCCAGGTATGAGCTTTGAGTGAACAAGATCACTGTATTGCCCTCTTTTACTCGTTGTAAAGCTTCCTTGAAGACTTTAATTTCAGCTTCATTTTTTCCGGCGTTTTCCATGACCCCAGTCTTTGAAACCGTGGCGGCCTTGCCGTTGATGATTGTCTCCAGGACATAAGCAAAGCCTACTGTTTTATTTCTTGCGCCTTTGGCTGTTGTGTATGTGTATATATTTACTGTCATGGTCCTGCCCTCTTTATGACTGTATAGGTGTAGAATTCAAAGCCTGTGAATTCTGATATTCCTCTATACTCTGAATCCTTTTCAAGATAGTAGCCTTTGGGAACCTTCGCCTCCGATCTAAATTGTTTGGCCGTGATGATCTTTCTTTTAATCTTTGGCTTCTCAAGATTTTGGGAGCTGTACCATCTTTTCCCTACAAGCTTCCCCTCTGTCTCTTCTGTCTTGGCTGAATACTTGATAAAATACTCGGCTATCTTTCTATATTGGCCGTCAGTGTAGAGGATCTCACCTTGAACGCTTCCGTACTCCCAACAGCTTTTTACTTCTTCAAGGCTCAGCCCCTTAATTACCATGTGCGTGTGCTTGCTTCCCCTGGGACCAATCTCTTTCACGTACACATATTTGATGTCGGGATTGATGCGCCTCATCTTTCTGATGGCTTTACTCATAAAGCTCTGCATCTCCTGGGAGTCGCTTGGTGGATGCAGGTGGAAGGATAAGGTTGCAAGAAGATCTCCGTCTTCAAAGTTGGCATTCAATAACCACCGGAGTCTATCCCCTGCCTTTTTTCTATTCAGTTTTTTCTGAGCCTCCGGGGTTTCATTCTCCCTCTTACCCCTCGGCCCTCCATTGTTAAATTTATAGGTGTAATACTTACGGGTTTCTTTGGTTCTACCTGCTATGACTGTTTGTTGAATGTAAGACATGCATAACCTCTGTCGAATAGTTAAGAGTTTTATCAAGTTACTAAAGCGGCGGCGCCGCTCTAGCACTTGTGTTTTTCTTTGGGTTATGCTACAATATATATGGTCTTAATTTTAAATCGCTCTTAGATTTCCCCGGCTGCCTACCGGGGATTTCTTTTTGAGACCACTCTGTAACATCTCTGCACCATTCCCTCATTGAATAGCCCTGTGCCTTCAGCATCAAAGGAACGGCCCCCAAATAATTTAATCTGATCAGCTTCATCAAGCTCCACAAAGACTGCAATTTGAATTGCATCGTCATAGGCTGCTTTTGCCTGTGCAAAATGTCCTTGATTGTATTCTTCCATAAAGCGTTCAGGAAGCTTGAAAAGCTTCTCTTTTATCTGCTTTTGATTGAGCATGATTTACCACCTTATTTGTTGATAATCTCCCTGAACTTGTCTCTGAGCTTTTCCGCTTGTTTGAAGTCTCTTCTCAAGGTTTCAATCCTCTGAGGGCTTACATCAACAGGTTCGGAATTCAAAACAATTGAGGTTATGCCTTCTATAATCAAATTAAGATCTGTGAATCTTCTCCGGAGCTCATCAAATAAGAAGTCTGTTTCAACACCTTCAAGCAGTGCCATCTTCTCAGCTTTGGGAGTGGTCTTTCCTAAATTCACATAGAATTCTTTCACGCCCTCTGTGAATTGAGGCTCTATCTTCTTTGCGTCGATTGCCGGAGTGCTTTCTGTCTCGTTTTCGTTAATAAGTTCAATGAAAGTTAAATCAATGTCTGCCATTTGTTTGGTCTCCTTTTAATAACGCCCCTATTTTTTCAGCTGGAGTCTTTAACTTGTCAAAGACGAGAATGAGGTCCTCTGATGATAATGAGCAAGCCTTCAACTTCTGTGAGAGGTTTGACTGTGTCATGTTCAGGACTGCTGCCATCTCAGCCTGTGTGATCCTCTGAGCCCTCATTTCTCCCAGGATGTATGAGGATAAATCTTTTAATCTGTATTCAGTTTTCTTTAAGATTATCCTCGGCATCTTTTCTATTCTGTCTCCATCTCTGTGACTTCCAGTTTCTTGCGTTCAATAGCAATATGGGAGTTTTTAAGTTTTATAGTTGCAGTTACTTCCTCGGAAAGCTTAAAGCTTGCCTTATCAATGACTTTGTCCTCGATAGCAACAGCGGCCTTGTAAAGGATGTCGTGAACATCATCCGGGAACTTAGCAAATAATACTGTGATGTTCTCCTTCGCTGTCTTAAGGTCAAATACTCTTGAGCGGTACCGCTGGCCTTCTTTACACTGGCACTTTATTGTTGCCTCTTCGTCTGCTTCTTCGGCCTCCCATTCTTTAGGATCCGGCAAAGCTATCATCTGACCGCAAAACTTGCAGGTACCAATGAGCTTTTCTTCCTTCTTGGTTTCTTCCTTACTCATTTTTTCCCTCCTTTTCTTCTATGATGTCTTTTACAAAAAACTCAAGCGGTACACCCAGGGCTATGCAGATTCCAACATACTCAGTAACCTCAATTTTTCTGTCATGAATCAATATGTCCGAGAGGGCTGAGTCTGAAAGTCCTGCAGCCTTTGCAATGAATGTCTGCTTGAGACCTTTTTCTTTAATGTAGGCTCTTATCTTTGCACCTATCATGCTTTTGCTCCTTTCTGTACTAATTTTTCGTACCTATAGGCGTGTACTAATATTTCGTACTCCCTATGCCTCATATATTAGTACTAATTTTTTGTACTGTCAATATCTTTTTCCATTTTTTATATATCTTTTTATGGATTTTACCGATAAGTGTAATATAATACTATATATTAGTATCTAGAAAGGAGTGGAAATATGAGCGAATTAAGACCTACTGACTCCAATTTTGACTACATTATCAAGACCAATGTACGGAATATTTTAATTGAGTGCCGTCATGAAAAGGGCCTTACTCAAACAGATGTCGGAAACATTGTTGGAAAGTCAAAAACAGCTGTCGCTTCTTGGGAACAGGGCTTGGCTCTTCCGGATATTGCAACCCTATATAGATTAGCACTCTATTACAGAAAAACCCTTGAATATATGTGCGGCCTTGAGGATAAAAAAGATGACCATTGAAAAACTCCCTTCCGGCTCTTATCGTATTACCCAAATGTTTCAGGGCAAGCGGTACCGGGCCACAGTCGACTTTAAACCAACCACCAAAGAAGCAATCAAAATTCTTTCAGATCTGATGGAAAAGGATGAGGGACCTGCAGACGGTTATTCCGTCGGGTTCTATGTTGACAAATATCTGAACACCATCAGGGCTGCAGGCAAATTGTCCCCGGCAACTATAAAAGGATACGGGAGCATTTCAAGGAGCTTGTCAGAAGACTTTAAGGCTAAGCGGCTTTCTAATCTTACTGAGGAAGATATTGGCCGGGAGCTGAAACGATATTCTGATAATCATGCTGCTAAGTCGGTGAAGAATATGAAAGGCTTCATTGAGGTTGTACTTAAAGAATACCGGCCTAAATTCATATGGAATTATGTTATTCCTCAGAAGGAACGAAAGAAGGAATATGAACCCACTACCGAGGATGTCATGAGAATATTGGAGGCTTCAAAGGGCTCACGCTTTGAAGTCTCTCTTAAGCTTGCCGTTCTTGGTTTGAGGCGTGGGGAGATTATGGCTTTGACTCCCTCGGATCTGTCTGATGATGATATGCTTTCAATCAATAAGGCAATGGTTCTGAATGAGAACAATGACCGCGTCATCAAGGAGCCTAAGACAGAAGCCTCAAAAAGAACTATCCGCTTGCCTCATGAGCTTGCTGAATTAATCCGGGAGCGTGGTTTCTTCAAAGGAAACCCTCACATGATAAACAAATACATTCATTCCCTCCAGGATAAGCTTGGAATTCCTTCTTTCAAGCTGCATATGCTTCGACACTTTGCCGTGGCTTACATGCATAAGGAAGGCTTTACCACTGAGCAAATACTAGCTTTTGGTGGATGGTCCACCGATTCTGTCATGAAAAGGGCCTACAGGTACAACCTTGACCCCAAAGAAGCTCAAGAGGCTATTTCAAACAGATTCTCTTCCCTGATGTAGGGCGTGGGTAATTTCGTGGGTAAATATTTATAATTTTGACTAATATTTGAGAAATGCCACTGATAAAACAGGCATAAAGAAAAGGCGAAAACGCGGCTTATTTTCTAAGGATTGCCGTATTTTCGCCCTTTTTGATTTCGTGCAGGAGATGGGACTTGAACCCTTCGATAGCAACTCAAATGTGCCGTTTTCTCGGCCTTTTTGTGGATATGTGGGTAAATCTGTGGGTAATTTCTTTTGCCTTTTCTATTTTATCACAAATGAAAAAGCATTCCCACCCCAGGAATGCCTTTTCTATCTCTCTGAAGACCTGAAACAAGTCTCACGGGGATTGTGCCATAAAAATGCAAAATAAAAAAGCCCTCTCCGGAGAGAGGGCCTTCTTGGGGGATAAGTATTTATATGGAATTTATGCCAGTGTTCCATGAAATAGGTCCAACTACTCCATCAACTTCAATGTTGTGGAGCTTTTGGAAGTCTTTAGTTCTTTGGAGGGTAATCGGTCCGAAGTTTCCATCAGGCTCAGCATCACAAATAATTTGCCATATCTGTACTGCCTTCCCTGTGGCTCCCTTCCTTAATACAGGCATGTTGGTAATGGTTCGCTCCGGTTTGTCCGGCTCAATAATTTCATTGGGATATATGGAAGCGTCAACCCTGTCGCGTATGCCGGGGATGTATCTCCTTGATGTGAACTGAAAGAGATCATATTTAGGGAGCTGAATGGAAGAAACCACTTCCCCGGTGTTCTTCCCGTAGTCTGCCACCCAAACATAGAAGTCTTTCACATCATTATAAATTAGATGCTCTGTGAACCAGCTTTCACACGCGTAAACGCCGCCAACATATCCAAATTCATTAATCTTGTTGCAGAATGCTTTTACAACAGCTGTGCGCTGTTCTCTTGACAGGAAGTCAGCTCTTCCGTCATGAGGTTCATGGCTCCATTCACTGTCAATAAAAAGAGGAAGCTCCGCATTGTACAGCTTTGCAGCTTCAATGGTATAAAGTGCTTCCTCAATAGCTTCCTGCTCATTTATTGCCTGGGACATGAAATATATACCCAGGGGAATGTTTCTCTTGTTGCAGGCTTCGGCGTATTCGTCAAAACGTGGATCCCTTTTAATATTGTTGTAGCGGTACCCTCTAAGAGCACACCGGAGTATTACCCCAATTACATTCTCTTTGACCTCGTCCCAATTTGTTACCACATTGTTCTGACTTAAGTCTACTATCATTCTTTATTGCTCCCATCTGCTTTGTTGTTTCCGTCAGCAAAGCCTTCAGCCAAAATGTAAGCTATCAAGGTGCCGCCGGCCATAACGATTGATGTGATCTTTTCAATCGAAGCTGCGTCGACATTGAAGCCAATTAGCAGGGCTGTGATAAAGCCAATTAATGCAACCCAAAATTTCCTAGATGTTAGTTTTCTGATTATGTCTTTCTTGCTCATAGGGTTCCTCCTTATTTGCTTTTTTCTAAAAGCAGTATCTTCTTTTCGTGTTCATGAAGTTTGTCATCATGCTCTGATACATCTTTTTTCACATCAACAACATCATTGTTGATTTTTTCCATTGTGTCATTCAGTTTTTGTATAGCTGTGCTCAGCGATATGATTGGCTTGATAATTGCAATCAGGGCTACAATCAAAATAACGCCATAAACCATTAAGTAACCAATAAATTCTGTTTGCTGCATCTCTTCTGTCCTTCCTCTTAAGGTATGAAGGCTTTTACTTCACGAGAGGTTTAAACTCGGCCTGGTTTCCACAACGTTTTTATACTGACGGTGTAGGCGCCTGCCTCTCCCAACTCTCATTGATTTCACGATGTCCAAACCTGTTAATTACTTCAACATGGTACCATGCTACTTTCGGATTACTTCTGCAATCTCTTGCGTAAGTGTGATATTCAATAGTAGCTGCGTTCAGGTCACTAAATGAGCCTATTGTTTTATTTTCTTTCCCGGTGCTTGAATCAAAGTTGATTTTAATGATGTAATAACTTAATTCCATTATTTATCTCTCCTTTTCTTATTAATTTGAATATATGTTATGGGCTTGTTTAGCCTTTTCAACATCAAATTGCAGATAATAGCTTTGTGTGGTGTCAAAGGACTCATGGCCCAACAGCTGTTGAATTATCCGGATGTCAACACCTTTCTTGTTCAGATCATTTGCAAACCATCTCCGGAATGTGTGAACAGTCACATTGTCAATTCCTACTCTCTTGCCAACAGCTGTGACAATATGGTTCAAGGAATTGATTTTCAAATTGTCATATGGCTTGTTGTTTTGAGCAAAGAGCCAATTGCTTTGAGGCCTTTCTTTGATGTAGTCCTGAATGTGCTTCAGGGCTCTTGCATTCATGAAGACATATCTGTCTTTTCCACCTTTGCCGTGTATCAGAACAGACTTCTCAATCCAATTGATGTCGCTCAGTTTGATGTTAGACATTTCCGAAACTCTAACACCTGTTGAAGTCAAGAAATCGACAATTGCCAACTCCCTGGGAGCTTTGCAAGCGTCTCTCATTGCCTCAACGTTGGCGTCCGTCAAGAATAACTTGATAGGCTTATCACATTTTATAAAGGGGATACGTTTGCATGGATTCTTGTCAATATAGCCCTCATCCTCCATGAATTGAAAGAAGATATTCAAAACCCTTCTTGTGTTATCTGTTGACAGCTTACTAGCTCCCCGGTTTTGGTACCATATTAGAAAACGGCGTATGTCGTTTGTGGTTGTGTTGATTAGATCATATCCAGTATTGTCCAGGAAGAACTTTATTGTATGGGAGTAATTTCTCAACGTGCTCGGTTTTTTCCCTCCCAATTGTTTGACACCTATGAAGTTTTTAAAGATCACTTCATTTGCTGAACCTTCAACACTAAGCTCCTTCTTTTCTGTGTTCATGTCGACATCAGCAAATGTTTTGGTCATGATATTCAAAAGAGCAGTCCGTTCTTCATATCCAATTGGATACAAAAGGGCGTACTGCTCTATGACCTGTTGAAAATATCTCTCTTTATCCATTTTCGATTTCTCACTTTCTTTAGATTTTTGTTTTTGTTTTCTCCTTCTCTGTAATAAGACACAAATTTAACTCAATCTTTAGTTGATATAGAACTCAAGTATGATTCCACAACCGATAAGCCTATGTATAGGGAACGAGGTGCTGATACATGGCTCCCTTTTAGTGGCGGTGGAATCAAATCCATTGCATTAGGTCAAGGTTCTATGGCGTATTCTTCGCAACTTAGTTATTACATTATGTGGAAGAAAGCAACCATAACACTATCGGATGATTCAACTATAAGCATAACAATGTCCCCCGATAATGGGACAAGTGTTGCCTTACTTCTTGATTCTGATTTATGCGAAATTAGGTCAATAAGTTCGACATATTTCAGCATTACATTAAAACGAAGTGCATATATTGACGGAGTGCAACACGATAGCGGTTATACTCAGAACTTTGCCTTTAACGGTGGGACACCTGTTATTTCTGTTTGATATGCTTTCTAAGCAAACGGGTTTGTATCGCCTAGATAAATAAAGAAATCATCCGTCCATCCTAAACGCATTTGTTGATTTTCTTCAACATTGAAGATGCCACCATGTGAGCCTGTTTGTTCAAAGCCTATCATGTAATAACCGCCTCTTGTGAATGTGGCTATCATGATTCCCGACGTTCCCGACATGACTGAAGCATTAGACAGGAAAGGAACTCCGCCATTATTTATCAATGCAATAAGGGTGTCTCTTGTTTGAGATGTGTAAACAGTTTCAGTACCATTATCTGTCACTATGGCAACGGCTGAACCGCTTAGACCGCAAACGATAAGGCTATCCCTTGCGCCACTACTAAAAGGGACGAACACATCTGTGCCAGCCTCCTCTACTAAATAACCATATTTTCCACTTTGGGAATCAAAAGCAAACTTAAAACGTTGTGAATTTGAGGC